TATTCTTTTTATATAAATATAACGGGGATAAAATCAATGATTAATATTCAAGTTTTACACGAATATTTAATTCTCTCTTTTTAGATTTAAGTAAAGGCTTACTTAATTTAGCAATTGCTAATAATTCTCTAGAGTCATTATATAATCCAACAGTGGTTATATAAGCTTTTGGATCTCCAATAAAGTCATCTTGGAATATATCACCTTGGTCTCCAGTTACATAAGATGGATTATTAGAATAATTAAAATCTCCATTTTTTACTCTAACAAAATAGAATGTGCTAGAAACAGTTTCTTTATTTCTTGCTTTAAATCCTTTTTGACCTGATACATATGATCCAGATATTGAATGATGCAATCTATAATGATTACTTCCATTTGAATTTGATCCTGTATTAGTTTGGAATCCCATTTTATTATCTAAAATATTACCATCTAAAACAATAGTACTATGATCACAATATACAAGTCCGTAATATACAGGAGCAGCTGGGTTATGTACTCCATTAGCAATACTACCAGAAACAACATAATATACATTACCAGCATCTTCATTCGAAGCAGATGCTATAGTTGAATCATCAATTAATGTAATAGTTAATGCAGAAGCACTTACTTCAACACTACCAGTTGCGTCTAAAGCAGCTGATGAAGATAAAGTAGATATTGGTAGTTCAAAATTTCCTGGATCTAATTTTTCTTTAGTTCTATTTCTTTGGAAGTTTACAACATATATAGAATCGGTACTTCCAGAAGATGGCGTTAAAAATCTATTAACTCCTTTTGGTAATAACAATTGTTTATATTGACTATAAATAGCTCTTGTTGCAGAGTCATCGATACTATCACTAAGGATAGATCCACTTCCTAATGCATTTCCATATGCGATCGCATATTGTATTGCAGATCCAGTTGCAGAAGGTAATTTTTGAAATACATTAACATAATACGGAGATTGAGCAGCCGTCATTGATTGTGTAAAATAAGTTCTTAATTCTGTTAAGTTATCACTCCATAATCCAGCCGTTACTATTTCTTTTGTTGCATCTATAACATCGCCATTTGCTTCAGATAAATCAAATACTTGAAATGTTTTTCCACCATTTAATATAGCATTTTGATTTTGTATCTGAGTAACATAATCATCAACAGCTTGTCTTTGTATTTCTGCAATAGTAGCTGGAGCTATATCTCCACCAGTTCTAGGATCTTGTACAACTGTTTCATTTGAAATATTTCCTGTTGCTTGAGCACCTTGACCAACAGTAACGCCTTCTGAATTAGATAATGCTTCTAACTCAGCAATTCTAGCTTGAGCTGTTGCCGCATTTGGACTAGTAGCTTCAATTGCTGCTACAACTTCTGGTGAAACTGCTCCTTGATTTGGTAATTTTTTTAAATCTATTATTTTTTTATTCATTAGTTAACTCCTATTAACCTCTTTGTGCAGTTGCTAAATTAACAGCTTTTACAGTTAAACTTATACTAGTGCTACCGCCGGTTTCATTTCCTACGATCGTAATAGTAGCTGTTTTGTCTTTTGATAATTGTTTTCCTACCAACCTAAATCCACCTTTACTCAATGCTGCCACACTAGTAGCTTCTGCATTTGCAGAAATGCTAGGTACAGTTGGTAAAATATTACTAGTAATTTCTTGTCCTACGGCAGATGTAATTAATGCAGTAGATGAATCAGATAAAATTGCTGAATATCCAAATGTAGAATTTGCATTATTTAATCCAAATGTCGAAGCCTGTATAACAGCTGACTGTCCTGCGTTTAATATTATACTTGTTTTGTCTACTTGTACCGTTGGTATTCTTGTTGTAGTATTATTATCTAATGTTAGCAATCTACTTTTCATTGCTTGAGTTTCATCCGGAAGCGCTTCTGTTAATGGTAAATTTTCTATAACTATACCATAATAGTCTGTTCCTAATGAATGATTTGGATTCCATAAATCATAATCAATTTCATCATCTGCTAACGCAAATTGTGTTATATTAAAAGACCCATCTCCTTTAGCTAGTAATTCACGACCCTTATTTGTTAAGATTGCGTCTACTGTTACAGAAGTGTTATCTAAGTATCCCATTGTTATTCCTTTTTTTTATATAAATATTGCGTTCTAAAAAAAAATGCTATATTATTGTTTTTATTATTAATTATCATTTGACATCAAATAATCCTTTACTTCCAGGCGGTTCTATATATAATTTATTTCCTGTAGTTATAGAAACTTCAATAACTGGCTTTCCATCTGGAGTATCTTTTGAATTAACATTGTAATCCGGACTAGATATTTTACATCCATTGAATCTATGATTAGCTATTCCGGTAGGAAGATAATCTTGAAATTCAGCTACTCGTAATTCAGATCCGGTAATACCTAATTTATATCTGGTTTTGTTAAATTCTGATAATCTACTACTAGTTATGAATACAGATATAGCTTCTGACTCCCAATAAGGTGTAGATGATGTGACAAATGAACTACCTGAAAAAATTATACTAGTATGCGAATATATAGTTCCAACATAAGGATCTTTATTAGTTATTAATCTTGCGTTATAATTAACAGCGGTTCCTTCTATACTAAAAAATTCTAAGTTACTATTTCGTAATTTACAATCATAATCTATTAATGCAATACTATTAACGTCTGGCTTAGTTTCAACAGATCCAGATGCAGTTGTTTGATAAGCACCATCTATATCCGGGTTTGTATCAAACGATCCAGATGTTGTTGTTTGATACGCACCATCAATGTCAGGCCTGGTATCAAATGAAGATGACGCAATAAATTGATCGACTGCTTCTATGAGATTATCTCCAATTATCGGAAGTGATCCTGAACCAACAAATTGGTCTATAGCTTCTATAAGATCATCCCCAATTACAGGTAATGAAGCCGATGCAAATGATTGCCATTCTCCTTCTATGAGATTATCTCCAATTACCGGTATTGAAGCCGATGCAAATGATTGCCATTCTCCTTCTATGAGATTATCTCCAATTGCAGGTAATGAAGCCGACGCAAATATCTGCAATTTGTTATCATTTATGTCTGGAGCGGTAAATAATTTTGTTGCAAAATTTTCTTGAGAACCAGATAAAATTTCAAAATCTCTAAATATATCACCTTCTGGATTCAGTCGACTTGCACTAGGAATAACAACCTCAGGTACGTGTATTTCAGAAAAATGAGTCTGATTTAATTTTGATATTTCTGTTAATGCAGTGTCTTTACTTCTTTCAATAATAGTTGGTTGTATTAATAATCCTAATATTTTTTCAGATCTAGCAGGTAATAATTGTTCCAATTGTTTAAAAAATGATAAATCAAATAACGAAAATATTCGTAGATATGAATTCATATCATTATGTGTTGCATATTTTTTCCAATACTCACGAGACGTATTAATTAGATCAGGATATGTATATCTATTTTCTTTTGCACGTGGATCACCAATTAAATCGTCTAATATTGTAAATCCTAATTGAGCAATAATATCATCATTGATCATTGTTTGTGGAGAATAATATATCCCTAACTTATTAGAGTCTAGTGGAGCAGTATCAAATGCATTTCTAGTAGCTCTATTTTCTACATTTAATGTGTTAAGTAATTCAGTTGATTCAATTCTTACTTTATTATCATCAAACGTACCGCCTCCTAATGATATTCCATCAAAATAATATGTTTCTTCTATAGAATCGTACGGAGTACTATTTGTCCAAGCAGGATATCCAGATCCAGTAAATGATGCTGATATAGTTGTTTTGATATCAGGTTGAACTCCAGTTAAACTACCAGTAGCTGCGTGATTAACTTTTTGAGTTAATGGGGTTCTAAAAACTAATTCGTCATATGCATCAATATTTCCGTCATATGCAGAAGGCGCTTTCGTATGATTAGTATATGGAGCATTATTTAAACTACCAGTCCACATACGTAATTCTTGTACTTGTCCTAATAAACGACTTCCACCAGATGTGCCTCCTATTAATACAGTTCCAGGATTAGAAAACGACCCAGTTGCTGATGCAGAAACAGTATTAATAATTTTTCCAAATTTTGATTTTTTTGCTAATACTTCAATACTATTATTAGAACCAGTACGTAATAATGCAGTTAAATAATCACCTTCAAACATTTCAATTTCAGCTGATGAAGTACCATTAACTTGTATTCTTCCCATTGTTCCTCTAGAAAATTCTAAAGTTACATCATTACCGCCGGCGGAGAATAAATTCATTGTTCCTGGAACTAATGGGTTCTTTAAAACATTGTCAGTTCTAAATCTTAATTCAACAGCTCCAATTGTTTGATTATAGTCAACTCTAACAACGCCGGTTGTATTTTTAATTAAATCTAGTGAATAATCAAAATTTAATTTTTCATATGATGGAGGCCTTTTTAGTCTAGGTCCGCCATATTCTTGAATAGTTATTAACGATTGTGGTACTCCATAACAAGCTAATAATGCTTGCACACTACGTTTAGTTCCTTTACTTTTTAATAATCCAGGAATGTTATTAACAATTCTTCTCCATATACCATATGTAACATCACGAAGTGGTAATGATGGATCTCCTACACTATTTGAACCAGTTAGTGGTGTTCCATTACTGTCAGTACCTAATGTGTATTCCCATAAATCAGTTGATTGTGCACCATTAGTCAATTTCCATCCAAATTGTTTAGCTACAGTATATAATAATTCATTTGGCATACCTTGTTTAGGATGCTCATCTCTAGAATTAATTAAAGTCATTGCATTTATATATGTATATAATATATCATAATGATGACCTAACATATTAACAAATGTAGATAATTGTTCATTGTTTTCATCTAACAACATGAACTCCGGAATACTCCTTATTAATCGATTATTATTTCTAAGATCATATATAGAAGCACTTTCATGGATTCCAGTATACCAAGATTCAAAATTACTACTTGTTACAGAATATAACTCATATGGATAAGTATTATTAGATTTAGGAGCCGGACTTATATAACTTCCAGTAACAAATTCTACAACTGGATTAGCTAATGGAATATCATGGGTAAATATTCCTGAAGATGAATCATAATATAAATATTGTTCAAATTGATCCATTCCTCCAACTAAATTTGTATATAAATTATTGAAATCAGCTGCATTAGCTATAGCTGCGGACCCAGATAAAGTTACAGCTGATGCAGATTGAGCGGTATAGTATTCTAATAATTCAATTTTATATTTAAAATTATCCAATCGTTCTGTTGCTGAACTATAAAAAACAAAATTATTAAAATCACCAAAATCAATATTTAATTTAACGCCGCCTAAACTACCAGAAAAATAACTATCAATTATTTGTTGAGATGTTTGCATTGACGACCCTAATAAGTCGCTCCATGATTTTAAAGTTGTTGCATTTGATGTATCTTGTTCAGAAGAAGCTTCCCAATTTGTTCCTTGCAATACATTAAATGTAATCTGATCTAATACTTCTGAAATAGAAATATTATCTACATATGGTAATTTATTTTCTCTAACAATCCAACATTTAAAGTTTTTCTCAATATCATCATCTAGCGGTTTATATAACTTAACGAATAAATATTTTCCTACAACTACACTATTAACAAATAAATTTGTTTTATTTCTTGAAAAATTTAATAGAAAGCTGGCATTATATTCGTCTGTTAATGCAGTTTGTATTCCAGCAACGTTATTAATATATTGATTAATTGATAATAAAAATTTTGGATTAGTTTCGTCAATTGCACGTAATCGTACTTCTGTTCTATCTGGAGATATCTCATCAATAGCCATTAATGGTGCATTATAACTTCCAAGTATATTTTGAAAAAAGTTTAATATTATTCTGTAATTACCAGATGTTAATTCTAACTTTCTAAGTTCTTGACTTAAATTAAATTTAACAGGATTTGTTAATTGTATTTCAGCTCCTGCCTCAGTAAATGCTGTCTGGTCAAAATTTGAAAAATTTACTTTGTGTTTTCCAGTAATCCATGTATCTCCAGAATAAACATGAAATTCATTTGATGCATTAGCAGTCCCTAAATCTACTTCACCATACTGAAATGTCGATTTTTTAAATAAATCTAGATCGTTTGCATCATATCTTTCAGCATTAGTTGCCTTTGATTCATTTAAAAGTTTGTCTTTATTTGTGTACTGAGTTAACATATTATATTCTAAGTATTAAATTAAGTTTTTCCTTTAGCCAAAGACTTTGCTATTGCTGCAGATTCTTTTGCTGCTTTAGGTGTACTTTTAGGAGTAGCATTTGCTGACAAGCTAGAGAACATTGGTAATGATGCATATGCAGCACCTATAGCTGCCAGAGATACACCGCTGTTTAGTGCAGCAAAATCTGCTTTGAGTTTTGCAAGCGCTGCATCTTGATTTGCTTGCCAAGCTTTTAGAGATGCAGCCATAGAATCTGCTTTTGCTTTTTCTATTGCTGCAGCTTCTTTTGCTGCTTTTGCTTTCTCTTCTTGAGTAATCATTCCAGGCCCAATTGCTGGAAACAGATTTTTGTTGTCGTTATCATATCCACCATATCGCATTTTTGGAAGTATTACTTGTTTACCATAGTATCTACCTCTAATGGTAGAATTTCCAACACTTTTTCCAGGATCATCAATTAATTCTACTTCCCAATAAGTGCCGTCTGTAATATACCATCCCGGATTAGCACTTGTCGCTGCAACAGCCCAAAAATCATATGGCTTCATTTGCCTTGGATCTATTATATAATGCAAATTAGCTTTCAAATAAAACTTACTATTTGTTGGATTATTTTTGCTCCAGGATGCCCCCTTAGCGGCCCTCCAGCCATTATAATCTATTGTCGCTCTAACTTTTGAACCTGCATTATATATTGTTCTACCATCATGTCCTGATCCGTTATCATTATGCCACCCAGACTGTGGCATCATTCTACTCAAA